CAAATTCTGCGTGTTCTGTGTTACAAGTATAATCAAAAATCCCTGAGATAATAAAACACGGATCAACAGAAACCGGAATAAATTCACAACCTCTTTGTCTTCTATACACAAATTTTTGTTTATGAAAAATTGAATTTTCTAACCTAACACCCCCATTCCAAATTGTTGTTGCAGGAACCATTTGTTCCACCAATTTTATCCAATACGGGCCAATACCATTAACATAATCAATTAACTTTTGGTAAGTATATTGATTATTTGGGATTCCAACAGTTTGTTCTGATTCAATATATTTCCAAAATATAGATTGAAGTGTTGGGTACCCACCAGTCTTACCATCAGTAATATATTGACGATTTCTCGTATTAATCATATTCTCCCAAAATGTTTGAGAAAACTCGAAGAATGTTTTTTTCTTCGGTTCAGGATTTACATATGTTGAATCAACTCCTCCAGGGACCGGATAATTAACCGTTAATCCTGTTTCAGGTATTGGATAATCATATTGTACTGATTGATTCCAAACATCATATACTAAACCTTGAGCCGGATTTAAAAAAATATCAACATTCTTAACATTTAAAACTAATTTCTCGTTATCAACAAAATAATAAGCATTGTATTCTCCTTGTGTTGATATTCTAATTTTATCATCATCAGATAACCATGATTTATTATTATCAACAACTTTTCTAAGTTTAAACCCTTCATTCATATATGGAAAACTCCTAAATCTATTTAAATATGTTTGACCATAAGTGAATGGAGTTAACTGAGTTTGAATATTATAATTTTGACCGGTAAAAACATTTCCCGTTAATTGAACTTCATCAGGACTTCTATGTTGAGGTGTTGTTTCATACCACCCAGCACCAATTTGGAAGAAATATGATTCTGTGTTAACCGGCGCTTTAGGATATCCCTCAAAATCTATAGGATAATCAATTAATCTTACATTTACATTTTGATATGTTGCGGTTGAAGTAAATGCGGTATATAAATTACCCTTTATTTTAAATGTTTCTCCCGGTAAATATGTTGGTATTGAATTGGCATATGTTCCTCCGGATATCTGAGCCCATTGAGTTTCGAATTGTTCTAAATTAATTTTTTGGTCGGCCAAATAAATATATTCATTATATTCAATCAATGAATCAGGAGCCCCAACCAATCTTAATAAAAATTCAATCGACCTTCTCGTACCTTTAGATTTAAATAAATAAGACGAATTAAGAATTAGATTTCTATAATAAGCATAATTTAATTCAGTTGGAGTGAGAGCTCTAGCATATCCGGGATATGTTGGAGTTGAAGTATTTCCAAAAACCGAACTTAAAAAATCTTCATTTGTTATTGGCGAAAAATTTGATGACCAACCTAAGGTTCTTGATAAATTAACCAATAGTTCCGAGGGAATATCATTTGATGGATTATAATTGACCGAATTCATGTAAGCCAAACCATCAATAAATTGTTTTATTTGGTCAAAACTTCTACCATAAATTTGGAATATCTTTTCAACTTTTTGACCTAATGTATCAAATTCTTTTAGTGAATCTGTAACCAAAAATCTTGATATTAAATTGGTTTTAAATGAGTCAAGATTTACAGCAATTTCTTGAATTTGTTCCAAATATGTGTCAAATAAAAATGATGATATATCTAAATTCCAATCCCCTTTTTTTGGCCAAGTAACTTGTTGATATTCAGTATAAAACTGACCATATTCATTTTGTTGTGGCACTTGAAAAACCGCAGTATATTCAGGTCTTATTAACCTATTAACTAAGAATTTTTCAACTTCATCAAAGTCTTCTAAAAACGTTTTGTCAACAATAAAATCATTAGGTCTAATTTGAAAATCTTCTTCTATTGTCGTTGCGGTAGTCCCAAATGGAGATCCCGATGTGTAAAATTGTAAATACCCTGTAGATAATGTATCACTTGGAACAAACGCTACAACTTGGTAAATATTATCATTAATACTAACACAATAATCTAAATATGTATTATATAAATTTCTATATTTCGATACTTCAATTTCTCTTAGAGATAAGTTATTAACCGCATTAACCGAATAATCAATATCAAAAGGGTTGTTAATTCTATCAACATTAACCTTAAAATATGTTTCGTCATTTTGGGAATCATATACAATGTCATATGCAGTATTACCCGTAACGAAATCATCATTACTATATTGGATATCTAACGCAGCTGGAAAAAAATTTACTATCTTTGTAATTGAAACACTAAATCTTTTAGATAAAGACCCGTACATTGAAAAATTAAGAACCTGTGATATGTCGTAATTCGGATAAACTCTAAATTGTGTTGCAAGAATTGCTCTACTTTGTTCCAAACTTTCGATTCCCATCATGTCTAACGACATTGGTTCCGAAAATGCCCCAACATTAAAAGTTCTGTTAACTTTCTCAACAACTCCTGTTGTAAATTCAAAATTACCTTGCGTAAGTCCTCCACCCTCGACAGTTTGTAAACCTACAATGTTGTCCGAGAAAGTCCCCGCCCCGTTGCCAGGTCTTGGGGGATAAAAGAATTTAGTATTCTTAGTTTCTACCGCCATTAACTTGTAATTGTTGTGAAGTTTTTACTAAAGTCAATATTATTACCTCTACTTTGTCTAACCTCATAAAGAAGAGCATTAAATTGGTCTCTAATCTCATAAAGATTGTATTGTCTGAAGATATTATTTTCAGAATCGTAGATTGTGTAAATTCCGTCATCAATTGATTTTGTTTGATTACCATAAAGAGCAATCGCAAGAGATGATATATCGTATTCAACCATTTCAATTTCCAAAGTAACAGGATTAAAATATGTATTACTTATGATTATATTTTGATTTGGTTGACCAATAAATGGTGTTGCATTTGGTTTGTTTGTTGGTGATGATGAAGGAGATAATGTTAAAAATATTAAATTTGAAGTCCCTTCTACATAACGATATCTTATTGATTTTTGAGTGGTATTAATTTCATTTGTAACCACTGGCTCACAAAAGAAAGATGACGTAACCACTCTAAAGAAATTTGGTATTTTTGAACCATCAGGATTTAGATATTCTATTCTAAATCCAACCAAACCTTGAGGAACAAATTTGTTTTGATATTGAGGGGGGACATTTGAAATATCGATGATTATCCCTTTGACATTGGGTAGAGCATTTAAAACACCACAATCTGTAATAACCGTTCTGATTTGTGCGGGTCTTAAATAAAGTGTGTAAATTCCAATTTCATTAAATTGTTCTGCAGGTAATGTTAAATTATATAACCCACCCAAAATTTCAACATTAGCATTTCCTCCGGTTTGAGTATTATTAAAATAAGGTTTTAATAATGTCGGCGCATCAAGTTCCGTAAGGATAAAATTATCCGTTACATCTCTCGATGGAGTGTAATTTAATATGATTTGAACGTCTTCAGGACTTACGTCTGAAGGTCTTATAGTTCCATAGCTTCCAATTGCCATTTTTACTTTTTATTTTATAAATAGTTTAGTTCTTTTTTTTAATTTTAATTCTTTTTTACAACATTGTAAAAGCCGTACCCATATGAAATTAAATCGCCTAAGTTATCGACCTCTCCCATTCTTTGAATCCTCTCAAAAGCCGAATTTTTTCCCCGCTCTACGAAAATATTTGTTTGAACACGAGCTTGGTCAATCACTTTAAGCAAAACTTCATCTTTAGTGATTGGAACCGCAGTCAAATTGTTTTCAGTAAAACCTGAAGATTGTTCGAAAAATATTGTGGTCCCATCATTATAATCATAGTAGTTTACATTGTTAATAGTATATGCGGTATATAACGAATTAATGTCAGTTACAATTCCCCATATTTGACCATTCCTAATAACTGGGGTAGCAATTTGATATTTAACTGGCCCATACAATGACAATTCAGTTAAACTAGATTTTGTAAACCCTGAAACGGTGTATGGAATCGTAACATAATTGTTTGATGTTTGAGGAGCAACCTCGTTAACCGCATCTCCCGAAAATATATAATCGTAACTGACTGGTGTTCCCACCCAATTACCACCGGCAGGTATGAAAAAAGATTCACCATTAGGGTTGTTTGGAACAATATTAGTGAAAGGGGTTGTTATTGTTTTTGTCACTAAAGTTACCCCCCAAGGATTTATTTGTTCCAAAGTTATTTGGTATTGTTTATCACCAAAATAAAGATGATTAATTGAATTAGGTGTATATGTTGTTATTGGTTGTTTTGGACTACCGTCTCCCCAATCAATTTGGTATGAAGATAAGTCCAAAAATTTTTGAAAATCTGCAGATGTATTATAAATGTAAACTCGATAAGGGTCTGAGGTTGAGGATGAAAAAATGAAATTGGATACCACATCTTTTTGTAATACCGCACCATCAAATGGGCTATAATATCCTACATCAATGGCGGTTTGTCGTATTAGAATTGGTATGGTCAATCCCGTTAATAATGATGACCCATTAGGTCCGGCACTAAGAACTTGTGTCATACCAGAATAAACCCCAACAGTCTGCCCTGTATAACCAGGTCCTACAGTTTGACCACTAAGGTTTACACTAAAGATATCTCCGCGAATGTTCTCAGGAGATATTATTATTTTATAATAATCTTCCATTATTATGGATTAACGTATTCATACCATTTTATGGGGATAGTCGCCCCGGCTCTTTTATTTAAACTATCATACTCTTGTTGTCTAGGGTTCATACTAAATACTTGATATGTTTGTTTATCATAATCCATCTGAACTCTATAGTAGAAATAGTCTGTATTATCAAATACAAACTTATTACCAGGAATAGACGACTGAGGCATATTAATCATTTTTGTAAAAAAACCATTTTTAGCATTATAAAATTTTGCCGACATATAAAAAGTTGTAATATCTAAAAAGTTTCTTTTCTTTAACCAATAAATAAAAAAACCTTCTTTATCTCCAACGTAATCCAAAACAAATTTGGGTTTTTTAATTTTAACCGGAGTTCTTTGCATAATAATATCCTCAGTTAAACCTTGTTGTGTTGGTATTATTATTGTAATATAATTTGTTTGTCGTTTCTCATCCACATTATCATATAAATCTAATTTGAAAAATGAATTTGAAAAATTATTTGTATAATAATAAATTTCTTGGGGTGTAAATCCTTCTGACCTGTAATCAATAGTCCAACTCAATGGATTAGTGAGAGTGTTACCTGAATGAAAATAAAATTCATATTGAATGTCGGTGAATTCAAGGGGTACGGTCGATCTTGGGTCATTAATTAATATTGGAGCATGAGCAAATCGAGTTACCTCAAAATCTCCGAAGGCGCCTGTTACTTTTTTTACAATTTCACTCTCATATTCCTCAATACTTTGGTCAAGACCCAAGTAATCCCAAGTCAATTCGATAGGTATCACCAATTCTTTATCGGTAAACCCCTCTTTCATTATTTGTATTTTATTCACACTCATCTATTAAAGGTTTTATTGGAAATTCAACTCCAGTTAAGTTAGAGTTGTAGTTTATTCCTTCAGGTATTAATCTAAATTGAACTTCTTTAAATGGGTATTGAGCAAAATTTAAAAAAGGATAATCAACCCCTCTACCCAAATTGTCAATAAATCCATAAGTGTATAAATCTCTCCATCTAAATTCTTGGTCTGAATTCGAATAATATGCATAACTTGGTACACCTTCAATCACATCAACATCACCAGTCTCAATATAATCGGAAAATACTCGTATTGTCATTGGTGTATGAGGTTGGTAATAAAATCCCGGAACATTAGTACTAGGAGTATCTGTAGTGGCAAATACTGCTTGATTATATTTAAGTTTATGAAAGTATGGAGATATCACCCTTTCTTTTTGTTCGTAGTCATTCCACTCACAAAAATCTCCGTCAATCGTATCACCAGAAATTAAATTTTGATTATAATAAAATGTTTTTGTTACACCACTAGTTAGTGTATAATTTGATGTTGGTATGTTTGTGTTTGAATTAACATTATTATTATCCCACCAAAAATTACTTGTATTAGTTACATTAAATCCCCATCCTTGTTTCAACCCAATATTAGTAGTTGATGAAGGTTGGTTAAAATATCCAGTATAACCTTTATTAATTATCGTTAAAAATAATTCAGTAACAGGTCTTTTTTGATTATCCAAGATTCCGTTTAAATCAAAGTCGTTTTTAAATGTTATGTTGTAACTATTACTACTTGTTTTTTGAGAAACTCTTGAAATTTTATTAGGTGTTATTGAACTATATTCAAATTTCTTTTCTTCATTAAACACATTTTTTTCAAAAGCATTTTTTACCATAATACAATCATCAACATTTGTTAATATTTTATGTTCTCTAACATAATATTTTGATTTTGTTTCTAATATATTATTGGGATTAATTACCCTTTTAAAAATACCCTTTTTTTGATTTGCAAATGTAGTTCCGGTAAAACCAACATTATATATATTAAAAATATATTCTTTACTATCAACTAACCCATTACCTAACGAATAGACTTGGAATAAGTTATTATTATTGTAACTAAGTGATAATTCAACATATTCTCCAACGGTTAATCCGTGAGCCGCAATACACTGAAACGATATTAAACTATTACCATTTTGGCTCGTCTTACTAACTATAAATGGAATACCTTCTAAGGCAAACCAACTATCAGCAAAATCTTTTTTACCTAAAGTTAATTCATAATATAATTCCTTTTTATCATTATTTTGATGTGCATAACTTAAATAATATGTCCAATTATATGTGTAAGCGCTTTTAGCTTGATATCTTATATGTTGGTCAGATACATCAGGTCTATAAAAATCAAATTCATAATATTGAGGATATCCAATCCAAATATTATTGAATGAAGAATCCTCAGGTTGGACATAATATAAAGTATTTCTAAACGGGATATATTCTGTAGTTCCAGTATAAGTGTTAGCATACAAATAATTTAATTTAAATGTTGGTCTAAAAATTGTACAAATTTGTCTTTCATCATCATATAACTGAGCTAAACTAATACTTTGACTTCTATCGTATTCCGTGATTTGTTGACTTTGCTCCTCTAAATTTAATGATATTTCTTGGTCAACTAAAGGTGCTGACTTATATTGTAAACTACTTGGTATTATAGTGTATTTATTCATCTACAGAATATTTTGTTTTAAATTTATCTAAAGCCGATTCTCCCTGAATTGTTCCAAAATAAAAATGGTTGGGAGCTCCAACTAAAAATTCCTCAGGCCATGTATCCACCCCCGTGCTTTTATTATAAGCGTACTTACCACTTTTATCGACACCAAAAATATACCCTCGTTTATATATATCACTAACACTAGCACTTTGCACGCTTGAACCCATAAAATAACTTGGGGAACCAGAGATATCAGGATCTCTTCTATTTAAAGATTGGTAATTTCTACTAAAAATCCCTTCGTTGGTATCACCTCGGTTTGTTTTCCAATTATTCCGTTCACTACCAAAAATTGTTGGTTCGTTCTCACCTTGTTGTACTAATCCCCATTGATAGAACGGAACAACTTGTGATTTTATACCATATTGAAATTCATTCACATTGGTACTAAATGGAGACCTGAAGTTAATAATTCCCGGACTCAGAAAATCTTTATTCTGTAAATCAAAAGTTGTCGATGAAAAGAAAACTCCCATCGTAGGACCATCTAAAACAAGAACAGAACCGCTCTCAGGACTATAGTATTCAGGTGAAAATGGTATGACACCATACTCAGAATTAATTGACATAGTTTGAGCTAAATCACCATCAATTCTAAAACCTTTTCTTGTGAATAAGATATTAAGGGCATTATTTAAACCGGACAATATGTTATTCAAAAAACCGCTATTCGTAATCCTACTAATCACAAACAGATTAACCAAATCTGAAGTGTCGGAATAAGAGGTGGAGTTCAAACTTCTCATAATATAACCTTTAGCCGCAGGGTCAAATATTATTTCACCATAAAAATCATCTTTATATCCTAAGTTAACTATTGTTGTTGGGAACAATAAATTTCTATCATTTAAAGAATTATTTAATTCTCGAGTTGGTGATCCGATAAATCTTGAGTTGTTTGTGGTTGTGGATAAATTATATGGTGAACTTCTATAGTAGAAAGTATTTGTTTTATTATCGAAATATACAATTTGATTTGCGAATTGAGATTCCGGGTTGTTATTATTATCAAAAAAGGTGTCAACTTGGATTGGGAACATATATAACGAACCGTTAACCCAATTATTTACAAATGATTGAGCCAAAACTCCTCTACATAACCCATAATAAAATCTAAATCTATAACCCCATTCTCCAAATGTTTCAAGATCCTTTGTTAAATCAAATAAAGGATCAACTAACATTACATAACACCCATTTTCAACATTATCTGTGGTTAACGCATCTTTTTTTACCCCAAAATTAACCCCATTCCCGCTATAATATGTCAATCCAACCATTTTTTCACAAGTATTCATGGTTTCAAAAACTGTTGCAGATAATACTTGATTTTGAATGTCCGCAGTAACTTGTTCTGCACCTGTTGAAAAACTAGGCCCTTTAAAACTTAATCCCACATCTTTTGAATATACAGCAAATGATAAATTTTGTTGTAAAAGACCGACACTACCATTTAAAAACGCAAAATCTGTCGCTCTTCTCTGAGTATCGAATCCATCAGAAGATGGTAAACGGTCGGTTCTCATCACCATTTGCGTCGGAGCACTAATTGTGAGTCCTGAGTTAGTTCCTGTAGTTCCTCCGGTAAATTCAGGTAATAGTAACGGACTAAAATATAAGTTAAAAGGTTGTCCATCACCTATTTTATACCCAAGATAATTATCCGAATCCACTTCATAATCTGCCATAAAGGCCCTTAAAGGTCCTCTGAACATATATGCAGCACCTGATAAGTCTTCAGTTGGTGAATATCGAGTACTTGGGTTTAATGGGGGTGTTGGGGGCGGTTTTCCTGCATAATTAATGTCAGGTACCCAAGACGATTTAGTACTCTGACCCGCAAATAAATTTAGGATTTGAGAACTTGCAACACCACTCATTGCTGTGGGACCTCCAACAGAAATTGAATTAACACCATAAGGAGTATTTGTTGTTACAGTAGGACAACGCTTCCCATTTGATGTATTACAAAAAAAACTGTCTTGTATAAAACTATTTGTAAAAATTCCATTTCCATAAAATACTTGATTTAAAATTGAGGTTATTTTTAGTTGAGATGGTGGCCTCAAATATCGACTATCTAAAGCTCCATAGTATCCAACATTACTTGTAGTATATGACGAAAACGCAAGACCTGGAGTTGTTGAAGCATTAGGTATTATATTATCTGGAATACCCGGCGTATAAAAGTAAGAACCTGAAAATATTTCACCAACATTTTTATGATTTTGAACTGAGGTTTTAGAATTAGAAGGTAATGGTTGGATTGGGATATTCATTCTTGTCATCCCTGTAATTACAACCGCCTCTTCACTTGGATGTCCTAATATTCTCCCAATTCCGTAACTATTTTGTAATTTCCGAGAATAAGGGTCAACACCTCTTTGTAGTATTAAAACCACTTGTTCGTTAAATCCATCTAATATTGAGGTGGGGAAACTAAAACTCGGATTGTCGGGAGGAATCACTCTTTCGTAAACATCATCTGTAAACGTTCCAATATCCTTATGATCAGTTCCACCTACATACCCGAATTTTTCAAATCCCTCATCTCCCGGTACGTTTGCTAATAAAAACCCTTTATTATCCGCAATTAAATCGTTCCAAAACCCTTTGGTTGGGTCGGGGTTTCCTGAATTATCAAGGACTTGTCCCGGTAATGAATAAATTGTTTTACCATTAACAACCGTAGTTGTTATCGTAATTGCAGTTAATACTTGATAATATTCAAGGTCTGAAGGATAAATATATCTTTGACAAGCCTGTCCATAAGTAATTCCACTTATCTCAGCAGTTCCACCTAATGTTGTGACATCTATACCATTCTCATTGGTTATTGTTTTAGTTCCAGTTGTTGTTGCAGTTACTGTTATTTTATTGTTTACACAACTAAAATAAGTCGTAGTTCCCGTGGACACCACATCAAATGTTATTGATAAAAAACAAGTTGAATTACCCGATGGGATAATATATGGGACAATGGATGAACTTGTTTGTCCTGTCGCATAAGTCACATTTGCGGTAAACCCGGTATTCTTGATAATACCATTAACACCATTTAATATATTACTTCCAATTGCGGTTGTCCCTGTCCATAAAAAGTTTACGTCTTTGGTTTTAAAAGGGTCGATAAAAGTTAATAATGTACCAGGTTCAAGAATTTGTGACGACAAAACGGTTAAAGTATTATCATAATGTTTTGTCCCTCCTGGCACACTTTTCAAATCACCTCCATTTTGGGGATAATTAAATCTGGCACTTATTTTATTAACATCATCAAAATATTTTTTTCTTGTATTATACTTGTTAATTCTTTCTCCCGGAGGTAAGGTAATACCTGCAGCAATTAATTTAGTCCCATCAATTCCCTCGTCACCAGAAGTGTTTTGAATTGGACTAGGGAAAGTAAATGCTTGTGAAAAAGTTGATTTATATATTGTTGGATTTTTAGTGTTTAATCTTCCTGATAATGCTTGAGATATTGTAATCGCACTTAATTGAGCATTATCTTCATTGTCAAAATTAGGATCGAAAAATTGAGTCTCTAGTCCCTCGACATATAACCCTGCATTAGATAATTGTGTTAATAAACCTTGTGGTGGTGCCGAATCTTCCTCACCTCCTCCCGGAGCGGTGACCTCCGGGTCACATTCACATGATTGGCAGTCAGGATATGTCATCATTGGTAATTTAATTCTACCAAACCTATATTTTATAATATTCCTAAAATTAATAGCTAAGAAAAGCGCTCCCACACCATATAATAAAGACAGTAACGTATGTGGAATAATCATGGCCGCAGTTGCTCCAAACGCAGCGGAACCAGCAATTGCCGCAATAACTAAAAATGCTTGTTGGACCGAGGCTTTAATTAACTGCCCAATTATAAATAATAAAAATGGTACTGTAAAATTATTCCAAAGAAACGCTAAGAAATGGAATATTGTTAGTAACGGTACTCCTATTATTTGTATAATTTGAAGAATTATCGCAAAAACAAAATATATTAAGTCAAAATTTCTAAATCCATCGTTTACCGGAAACTTGTTAATTGTATTCTCGCAATCAGGACTATCAATTTCTTTAATACCTATGAAATTTCCTCTTCCACCATTTTTAAATTGATCAATTAGTCCGGCAACTGTGTAAACTTTGTTATATTGAAATTCATAAAAAGTATCTTCACAATTAATAATTTCATTTAATCTATTAGTATATTCTGAAATTGGTTGTAATGGTGGTGTCGGTATTGCCGTATTAAATCCGTTAGTATATCCACTCCAAGCTAACCCAAAATAATAAGAACTTTCTTGTTTAGTAGTATCATTAATTGAACTGATACCCCAACCATATTCCTTGACATTTGGTACTAAATAATATGGTCTTCTAACTTGTTCACTTAAATTTGGAGATTGTTGCCATTTAATTTTAAATCTATATTTGGCCTTTGTTGGAATTCCTATGGTTGGGTCGTTTGATATTATTTTTTCACCAAACTCATTAGTTACAAAATAATCCAAATTCATTGGTAGTTCGGTCAACCATACCCCATTACCATCAATAATATTACCTGATTGTTCCAATTGGTGTAATTCTAAGACAGGATTACCATCAGAATCTTGATAGATAGTTTGTCTAATTGCCAAAATTTGTCCTGGACCTGCAACTAATGAGCAAAGATTACCCATATCATCAACAGGTTTTGCGTTTGGTCTAACTCTGTAATTATCAGAAGTCGAGTAAATTGACCCCATAAATACTGATGTTGGTTGTATGTCAACATTGGCATCATCCCTTAAATCAAAATCAAGTCGATTTATTGCAATATCACATAATTCAGGGTCTCCCCAAAGAGGTGATACTTCAACACTTTTATTTAAATTAATGATTTGTGGTAAAGAATTTAAATCTGTGGATGTATTAAAACGATTTCCACCAACTTGGGCTTCGGTCGTAAGGCCCATTCTTATTAAATCTTGTGGAGTTAATGAAAATTCCCCAATATCGGATAAATCAACATCCATAACTAAACTATGATTGCCTTGAGGAACTCCCATAATCATATAGTCACCACTTTCATTAGTCTTTACACTATACTTATAATATTTGTCATATATTTCAACGGCAGTTGATCCTGTTAGTGCGTCTAATCTTGATGGTAATGTCCCTGTGGCCGCATGAGTTGAGTACGATTGTTCATACGGAAGTAAATTGTATCGATATCCGTCATCATTTTTATCATTAGGTGATTTATATGGATATATACTTGAGATTATAGGGTTTGATTCATCAACAGGGAGTATCGGAATAAAAACCGAAACTCTAGCATTTGGGATACCAAATCCATTATTCGCAGTTACTCTACCAACAATCACACCATATTGAGCACAACTTTTTGTGTATATATCCTCTTGTTGTAATGTTAGTGATAATACCTCTAAAAATTCAAATTGTTGGTCTAATTGAACATTAATAGTTTTATTAATACCTAACTCTGTTCTTATCCTATATGATTGACCCATCAAACTACTTTATTTAATAAATACTTTATATGGAATTTTTAAAAAAAATCCACATATAAAATAATACTCTATTCTAAAATAAAGTGAACTTATTATGAGAAAGTAATTGATTGGAAATTTTTAACCGAAATTCTAATATCTTTATTCGGATATCTGACTTGGTATACTTGTGAAGGTTGTGCAAATAAGGTATCGTCAACCGGACCAATTAATTTTGTTTCTTCATTTGAATACTCCATTGAAGTTTCAGCTGAAGAATATTGTCCACCAACTTCATTAAAAACATCAATATTTGCAACCGTTAAAACACCATTTGTGTTTTGTATTATACTTCTAACCTCAGAAAGATATACATTTTCACCTAATTGTCTTGTTTGAGGATTAAAGTATGCTGATACTTTATCAATAACGCTAGCAATAACTTGTCCTGAATTTTGAGCAGAATCTAAAACGATAGAAATATCCATACTTAAATCAATTACTTCAGCAGTCAATATTGAAATATAATCATTCATCATCCTGTAATTTGATAGATAATTCGCAATGTTTTGTTTTAAAGTATTAGAAACAATATTGGTTAATTTTCCTGAAGTATCATAAGATAATATTTGGATTAATATTTTATTATCGTTTTCAGTAATCGCAACTTTAGCAGGTGCTCCGAATTGAGCCGGCATATTTCTAATTAACGATTCATAATCTTGAACTGTTACCGCTCGTTTTTGAGCTGCGAAGTTAAATGAAACATAATTTCTAATTTCTTCTAATGATGGAATCCCCGCACCTCCAACCGCAGCGGTCACATTAACACATCTTAATGAATTAACCACTGATGAGTTTGTCGTTTCTGATGGTCCGTTAACAAAGAAAGAAACCGTTCCAATTTGATTAATAACATTTGTTCCTAAATTTGTTGCTAACCCTCCACCAACTCTGTATTGAATAAACAAAGTAGAATTAGGAGTTAAAGTTGAACCTAATGAAAAGTTGTTTGAATATTTTTGTAATTCTAATGTTGTCCCTAAAGTTGTAAATTGATTTAATTGGTCTTGAGCGGTATTTGTTCCACCACCAAATGTCATTTTTTTAAACCCTTCAGGTGTATACTCTGTAATGAATCTATTTTGAGTTTGAATATATTTACC